TTCTTGTTCCTGGAGATTCTTGAATATATTCACAGGCATACTTGATAGTTTTAAATGGTGCACTTGGAAGTTTACCATTGTCTGGTGTGTCTGCTCCACCTGGTGCAACGTAGTACACATTAGTAATTAATTCAAAGTCTCCCCAACCAGGAAATCCGCTTTCAGATACTTTAGAAATTTGTCCTGGAAGACCTATTCCAATTCTTAATCTTGTTGAGTCATCATTTTGTGTTTTTATATCACCTGGATATTCTAATACGTTTGTTGGAGCACCTTGTGCCAACAATACCCAGTATGGACCAACGTTGTCTGATTCTATATCTAACGGTGGTTTTGCATCTGATGTATTAGCCAAGTGCTTGTCTATACAAGCCCATAATGTTCCTGCCACTGTTACAACATCACCTGGGAAGTATTCAACAACACCTTCAGTTGTTGTTTCGTACCAAGGACCTCTCCAACGTTTACCAGTTACAAGTAACTGCCATGGGAAAGGATCATCTGAACCTGGATCGTAAATTGATTCTGTGTCTGGACCTGTGTTTTCATTGTCTCTTACAGCAATGTATAAGTTACCACCTGCAAGAACAACATCTCCAGTTTTGTATTTGAATGCTACATTGACACCGTCTATAAATTGTGTGCCAATCCATTCACCTTTAAAATTGTAACCAGGAAATACAAGTTCCCAATTGCCTGTACTGTCTGTGACAGCAGGTTTACTGTTTACATTAGATTGTAAAGCAACAAATGAATAACCACCATAAAGTACAATGTCACCTTTTTGATAGTATTGTGTATCTGACCATATAGCCTCAAATTCCAAACCTGGAACATACATTTCAAAATTTGCTTCTACTAAATTTTCATTACTTGCAAAGTGAGTTGTTGTGACTTTCCATAATCCTGGTGACCATTTTACAATTTCATTTTTCTTGTAGTGTGAATATTGTGAATAAGCATTTCTGTATGCCATTCCTTCAAGTGCAATTTCCCATCTAGGCGCATCTACTTCTAGTCCATAAGTTACTGTTGCATCTGCTGAACCTGAAAGTGATATTGCTGTTACTCCACCATTACCATCAACTGTTGTTACTGTGATAATAGCATCGTTGGTTACTGCTGTACCATTTAATATTGCTCCTGAAATTGTAAATGTTTCTGACTGATAATAACCAGTACCAGGAGTTAAAATTTTAGCAAAGTAAGTAGCACCATCTCTGTAAACTTCAAAAGTTGCATCTGAACCACCTGTTGGATTATTAGAAACATCATTTGCATATGTGTTTGCTGGATTTGTGTATGTAATAGCAGGTGTACTGATGTGTGAACCTATTGCTCTGTATAGGATACCACCGTATCTAGCAATGTCGTCAATGTAGTAGTGTGTCGCAGGTGCCCATTCGCCTCTAAAATTGTCTGATGAAGAATATGTTGACCATTTGTCATCATCAAATTCTAATCCTTCGTCTGCTGATTTACTTTGATGTGATGTTAAACATTTGTAAACTGTTCCACCATATATAACTGAATCATCAACATTGTAAAGTGTGTTGGGTAGCCAAATACTTGTCCAGTTTTCGCCTCTTGCGAAGTAAACCCATTTAAGTTCGTCACCTAAAATACCATCATTTGCACTTGTATTTGATGTGTGTCCTTCAATACATTTATAAATTACGCCACCTAATTTTACAAGGTCGCCTATTCTGTAGAAAGTAGCCGCTTGCCATTCGCCAGTCCAAGACTGACCATCCATCATCTGCACCCATCTAGGTGTAGAATTGTTTAAATCATTGTAAAAATTAGTGTCTCCTTGGTGTACTTCTATACAAACGTATACTTTTGCACCAAAACGAACCACATCGTCTTTTACGTAATTGGTTGCCGCAGTCCAATCACCTCTGTATCTAAAACGTATCCTATCTAGTTTAAATTCTGCCATTGACTTCTTTTATCCTATATTTATTCTTCGTAAGTATGCGATTCGTTTACTTTTAAAACTAATTCGCCTTGTTCGTTAATATAATAGAATACATTTCTGCCATCCCATCTAAATTGTTCATATACCAAATTATCAAAAACTTTTTTATGTTCTGTGTCTTTGCCTTCAAAAAAGTCTTGTCCTCTAGTAAAATCATTATAATTTTGACTTGGAGCACCTGCTTTGTTAACAATTACTCCGTCTTCTAACTCTAGCAAATCGGCTTTAACCATGTACAACGTGCCTTGATCAGTTCTTCTTAACCCGTAAAAATAACGAGCATTACCAAGCGACTGTTGTAAATCTTCTATTCCTATTCCAAAAGTTTCTGACATCTAATCCTTAATTCCTTAACTTATAATGTTTATTGTGTTACCCATGCCACTGTGTGCTGTACATTGGTAATACAATGTTGTAGGTGCGTTCATAGGCACAGTGAATACTATTGCGCCGTTGTTTGCACCGTTGTTTGTAACTCCTGATGAATATGCAGATCCATTGAAACTTGTTCTAATTTCAAAAGGATGTGAACCACCAGAGTTGTTTACAAAAATATATGTGTGTCCTCTGTTCAAATATAATGTTGGATCATTTGTTGATGATACAAATCCTGGACCATTAAATGTGTAATCACTTGCACCGTTGGCTGTCACAGTCCATCTAATTACTGGACCGTTTTGTAAAACCCACTCTGTTCCGTTGTAGTAAACTACATCACCTTGTGCCGCACCTGATGTTGTAACGTCTGTTAAATCATTAAAGGCTGTTGCACCACCGCCACCACCTGCCGCATCTTCAAAAGTAAATCCGCCTGCACCATCAGTTGTTAAAACTTGATTTGCATTGCCGTCCACAATTCCTAAATCTTGTAGTTCTGTAGGAATAGATGGTTTGTTAGACAAGTTGTTGTAGTTTAAGAAGTATGTGCTGTCTAAACCATCAAGTGTGTCTGCATCTGAAGAACCGCCACCTGATGTTGCATCTGCGGCTGGAACCCAATTTGAACCATTCCATTTCAATACTTGTCCTGCTGTTGGTGGAGTTGTAACAGTGTCTACATCTGATAGTACGTTTACACTTCCTGGAGTTTGTGAAAATGCTAACCCAGTTGAACCAGCATTTACAGTTACAAAATAATTTGAAAATCCTGTAAAACTTGTAGGTGTGTCTGACAATCCTAAGAATGCAGTTGCACCTCCGCCACCGCCACCGCCGCCGGCTTGTACATCTCCTGGTTTCCAAGTTGAATTTCCATTGTCCCAAACTAGTGCTTGTCCATCTTGTGGAACCGCAGTAGCCAAATCAACGTCTGAAAACATTCCGATAGATTTATTTGTATCTGCAAGTTTTACCCAAGCACCTGAGTGAGCGTAGTAGGAAGCATTCTCACCGTGTACATGAGCAAACATACCGTGATATGTTGACGCACTTGGCAAATCTGCCAATGTTTGATATAAAAAAGTTACTTTGTTAGAACCAGTTGCATTTAAAAGATTATTTTCAATTAATGTAATCTGTGTTCCGTTTCCTAAAGTCTGATATAACTCTTGGAAGTTGTTGTTTATTTTCGACGCACCTTGCCTTAACGTGTCACCTTGACCGTCATTAGGTAGGATACCGTCATTTATAAGTTGTCGTGCCATTTTTCCTACTACTCCTTTTATCCTCTATCGAATGTTATGTCGCTGTCGTCAAATGTGTATGCTTCTTTGTCAAAACTAAATGGTGAATCTACTGCATCTACTGATTCAGAAATATTTGGATATGTTACCACACCTTCACCTTGTTTACTGTTAATTCTCACACACAATTCGCCGTCATCGTTTATAAAATAATCCAGATTGACATCGTCCCATCTGAATTGTTCGTATCTCAAATTTAAAAAAACATTTTCATGATTGAGATCACGCCCTTCAAAGAAATCATATCCTTGATCGAAATCAGTAAAATCATTTGCCGCCGCTCCAGGATTGTTCACTTGAATACTGTCATTACGAGCCAATTGGTCAACTTTACCTAGGTACAACATACCTTCGGAAGTACGGTATAATCCATAGAAGTATCTGTCTTTGACACCTTCTTTCAAATATACATTTACACTTTGACCAACACTCTGTGTCATATTATGTTATCTCCACAAAACTTGCTACAACATCTAAAGAATCATTTATGTTTGCTGTGCAAAATAATGAATTTTGTGTTGCTACAATTAATTTTTCACCTGCATTCAAAACTCTTAAACTTGAATTAGGTGCAATAAAAACATCTTTAATAATAAATCCTTCAACTGATGTGGTGTCTTTTAATGTTACACTTGCTCTTACAACAGAGTCAGTTAAATTAGCAAGACTTAAACCAACGAACGTTGTATTTGTTCCTGGTTCTGCTGTGTACAATTCTACAGGCTGAGTTCCTATGTTTTTAATAATTGTATTTTTAAACGCTGTTGCCATTTTAATTCTTATCCATATGTTAATGCAATTTTAATTGCAATTTCCGTTGCGTCAAGAATACTTACTGCGCCTGAACTTCCAGCAATTGATCCCCAACTTGTACCATCATACAACTCAACCCTTTGGTCATTTGTATTGTACCTAATCATCCCAGTGACCCCTGTACCTGGTCTGTCTACACTTGTTCCAGTTGGTAAAACAAAGCCACCAGCCTGTGAAACGTCGATGTAACCATCGCCAGTGGTTCTAAAAACCGTAGGACTATCGGGTACACTATTAGTTATCGTATTTCCTTCAAAAACAAAGTCTTCTACTTTGATAGTACCTAAACCATTGGCATTTAGGACTAAATCTTGGTCAGTTCCAGTAGTGGATATTGAATTTCCTTGTAAAAGTAAATTATCAACAACCAAACTCTGAACATCAAATCTTGTTGAATTCACATCAGCAACTAGTGTTCCAGCGGCATAAAATCTTATTGTGTCATCGTCATCACCAGGATTTAATTCTGCTGTGATATACGTGTCTTGGTCAATGTCAGAAACTCCTGCTAAAGGTATCCAATTTCCATCATAGCCTTCAAAGAAATTGGTATCAGTGTTGTAACGCAACATACCAAGACTTGGAGTTCCTGGTCTTTCTGCTGTTGTACCTGCTGGTACTTTTACTGCACCTGTACCATCTACTCTAAATACTCCTGTGCTAGGATTAATTGTAATGTCGTTGGTGTTGCTGATTGTATCACCGCTAAAACTGAAATTTTCTACATTTACAGTTCCTGTACCGTTTGTTCTTAATTCTAAATCTGCATTTGAATCTATTGTTTGAATAACATTGTTATCTATTCTAACACTGTCAGTTTCTAACTCTCTTGCGTATATTGTATTCCATCTTTTTGTTGCTGTACCTAAATCGTATGTGTTATCTATTGCTGGTTTTAGATCACTACCAATACCTGCTGTGATACTGATTGAGTCTGTTGTTTCATCACCAATTGTAACATTACCACCAATTGTAATATCGCCAGTAACATCTAAATTTCCAGTAATTGCAACATTGTTTTGTAAATTAATTTCATCTGTGTTTGAATCAAATGTTACATCACCAGTTAAACTTTCTATTGTGTTTCCACTTATTTTTATATTTCCTGTTTCAACACTTGAACCACTTATTACTGTAATGTCTGTACCAGTAGTAAAAGTTACTCCTTGGTCAATATCAATGTTTAGTGTTGATGTTGTAAAATCAACTTGTCCTGTTTCTTGGTTTACATAAAATTGATCACCAACTCTGAAATCACCTTTATGGTCAACTGACGTGAAGAAAATACTTGCGTCATTTTGTTTAACAACTTCATTTACTTGAACAACAGTGTTTGCATCATTAGAAACTTCTTTTCCGTTACCAATATAAGCCAGGTTGTGTGAAATCAAATACATTCTTACACCTTCACCATCTCCCCATATTCCGTAATTTCCATATATCGAAGCAGATGCAATAGCACGAACTTCTGCACCAAAGTCTGCATAGTCTACTAATGTAAATCTTTCAGCAGTTGCACCGCCACTGAATCTAATATCTTGTGGAAGTGTTAATGTTTCTGTGAATGATGTAGAACCATTGTCGCCATTAAATCTTAACAATAATGTTGTTTGAGTTGATCTTGTAAGTTCTGCTGTTGGTGGTGTAAAGTTTAAATCGTATAATGATAATCCTTTTACAATTCTAAAATCATCTAGGTAACCATTGAAACCATTGTTGTTTGAATAGTTATTTCCTATTGTCAAAGGTTTAGCACTTGATAAATTTGTGTTCATGTACAAGTTTGTGTTATCAACTACACCATCTTCTGCGTCAATCATTAACACAGTATCAGTTGTGTTAACCAAGTTGCCTGGTGTAAATGCAGATGTGTATTTGGCAGTTGAACTGAATCTTATACCATCCATGTAACCTGAAAATTCATTTGTTCCAATTGCATCATATCTTGCACCAATTCTGCAAGGCGTTGTTGCTCCGAGGTTTTGTGAAAAAGTAAATGTTGAACTTAACACTCCGTCTAAGAAAAGTCTACCAACACCTGCTTGTCTTGTTAAAGCAACATGGTGCCATGTTGATAAATTTATTCCTGTAAGTTCTGCGATGTTGGAACCATTTACGTGTAAAATTATTTTGTTGTTAGTTGGTGTTGCGTATAACCAAACTTTATTTTCAATAGTTACTGTTCTAAAATCAAAAATTGATTGCTGTGCTGTTGATGTAAAGTTCATCCAAGATTCAACTGTAAAGTCTGCTGTTGTAAATCCAAAGTCGGCTGTGTTTGCAACATCTATGCAATCGTCTGCACCATCAAATTGCACTGACTTATCGCCATATTTTTTAGTTGATGAATTAGTTGTAACACCGTCATTTAAAGTTAACGTTTGTGGATTTCTTGTTTGACCTGAATTTACACCATTAACAAATATTTTTGTGTAACTGTTTTTTCTTGATAGTGCAAAGTGTGTCCATGTATCATCATTGAAACCATTTGTTCCTGTTAATACATATGATCCATTTAATAAAATTCTTGGAGTGCTGTTTACAACAGAAACTTGTACACCATTGTCATTACTTGTATTTGCTCTGAAGTCAAACAATGTTGTTGTCTGTGCAAGGTTTGATCTAACCCAAGTTTCAACTGTGAAATCATCTGTGCCAAAACCAAAGTCTACACTGTTTGCTGTGTTAGTACTATCTGCTGTACCACCTAATTGTAAACTACTTTGTCCAAACTTTTTAATGCTGGTATTCAACTGAGCATTTCCGTTTGTCACCATTGTTTTTCCGCCTGATTCAGGTGGCAATTCAAATCCTGTTACTTTTCCATTAATAGTAATTTTATTGCCATCCACTGAATCAATAGTTGCAGAACTTATTACTTGTCCACCCGTATTGTAGTAGAATATTGTTTCTCCAGCAGTAATTGTACCACTGATATTGCTTACTCTTAAATTTGTTTGTCCTTGTCCAGCAAGTCCTGATGCACCATCGTAAGCGTAAATTGATCTATTAGCAAAATATGTAAATGAGTTTAACCACTCAACCCTTACACCGTTTGTTAAAGTAACTGCATCAACACCTGGTGTAATCATTGTAACATTTTGGAATAAACATCCTGCTTCTCTACTCCATGCAGTTGCCATTGCACCATCTAAAAATGCACCTTTACCTGCGTCACCTGAAGCAAAACCTCTTGGATCAGTTGCACTTGTTACAGAACCTTGAGTTAAAACTGTTATGTTTCTTATGTACGGTGATCTTGATGTTACTGAATACCCACTACTATCTCCGTTAGAATTAAATCTAAATGCATATCCTGTATTGTTTACTGCATCAAATTGGAATCCTGTAACTGTTAAATCTTCAATTGTAACTTCACCGTTTAAAATAAAAGCATCATTTGTATTTGTTGGTGCAGTTGGTTGAATTGTAACTGCTCTTAAACCGTCACCTTTTAATGATACTCCAACTGGCACAACCATTGGAAATACTTCTGAATATGTACCTGGATATATGTGAATATGATCACCCGTTGTTGCCACAGATAATGCTTTTGTTAAACTTGCATATGGATCGTTTTGGTGTGTACCTGTTTGCAAATCATCACCATTTGTTGCAACATAATAAGTTTTACCAGGACGTGCTGTTAAGTCTAATCCATTAACAGTTATATTTCCTGTCAATGTTAAGTTGTCAACAGTCAAGTTGTTAGCAAATACTTCGTCCCATCTTTTGTTTGCTAAACCTAGTGTGTATGTGTTTGAAGCATCAGGAACTAAATTGGATGCCACATCAGCATTAATTGTAATTGTATCAGTGTCCTGGTCACCTATTTGTATGTTTCCATCTGCTCTAATATTACCTGTTGCATGAATATTTCCTTCAACTCTTGTGTCTCCACGAACTTCCACAGTCCCTGTTCCACTAGGAATAATTTCGAAATTTTGATTAGTATCTGTGGCAGTGATTGTGTTGCCATCAATTATTAAATCATCTACTAAAAGTCTATTGTTGTAAACTGCACTGTCTGGCGTAGCAAGGTTTAATTGATTACCAGTTGTTGTGATTGAGTTGTTACTGATTGTAACATTATTAATTGTAGCAGTATTTGGAACTTGTAAATCTGTAGTTCTGATTGTTCCTGCAACGTCTAAAGGATATGCAGGACTAGTGGTTTTAACACCAATTCTTGAATTATTAACATCAATGTATAATAAGTCTGTCTCAAATGCAAGGTTTCGTCTATCCACTGGTAGTGTGGAACGGACTAGATTTGCTTTTAAGAGCGGACCCGAAATTCGACCAACGGCCATTTATCTCTCCTTTAAACGGGCATCTTGTGCCACTAACCCAATTTTCATTCTTTGATGTTTAAAGACTCTTCGCCGGTTAACCACGGTTTGTCCTGTTTGAATATTGGTCATACTCAAACATTAATTGTATTTATTCAGGTTTTGGTATTTGATTCTATTACACTAGAATTAAGACAGTATTAATTCGTAAAGTACGTTCAATTCTTCTGCAAATGCTTCGGTAACTGTGATTTCTTGTGATCCCACTGAAGTTACCCATTCTGTTCCTGTGTAAACTTCTAGTGTATTAGTTGTTT